CTAGAAGTCCGACATATATTTGTCCATTATTAATATTAAACAGTCTTATCTTTCCATCCCAGTACCGATTACGATACTGAGGCATAAACTTAGCTCCCGGTAACTCGAATGTAAACTGATCAGACAGTTCGTAGAATACATGAGGATCCGATTCTATCTGAAGATAGACTTCATTCTTCTTCAATATTGTCAAATGAGACATGACTATAGGAATCACCTATAGTTATTTATTATCTCTTAGTAACCTAAATTTCTATCATCACGCATAAAATGTTTGATTTCATTAAAATCAAAAACATAAAATTTTGACTCAGTTTTACCTTCAAATAAAAGTCTCATAATTCTATGTCTACCATCAAGCATTCGATATTTATTATCATATGGATTTGAACAATTGTAAGCAATAATGCCGGGAATACTCGGATCACATTTTAAGTATGCTTGACCTTTACAGCATTGGCAATCTTTACCTACATTATATGGAAAATGATGTTTACCTCTCCATGCTATTTCTTTATGTTTGATAGTTTGTAATCTATCATCAGTTAACATATGATCATATATGTAATTTAAATCTAATGTTTTTAATTCATATTTTTCATATTGCCAATTTCCATTAAAAGTTGAATAGAAAAATCTTGGATTATTATGATTCATTTAGCTCTTTGAATAAAATTAATACCTTGCATATGATCAAACTCATGCAAAAATACTCTTGCAGCAAATCCCTCCAACTTAATTTTATGATCAACTTTGTTTTCATCTTCGTATTTTACTATGATTCGATCTGGTCTTTGTACGTTTATAAACTTATCAGGGTAAGATAAACATCCTTCTTCACACCAAACTTGATCACCATAGGTTTTTATTATTCGAGGATTGAAACATGTGATTGTTTCTTCAGTCTCAACGTTTATCATCATGATGAATACTCTCTCAGACATACCTATTTGATTTGCAGACAATCCTACACCTTTATAATGTATCATATTTTCATAGAGTATCTTACTTATTTCATGACGATTTAAATCGTAACTACACTTATTCATTCTTTCGTGTAGTAAGGGATGAGTATTTGGTATCAGTTGTAGTATCATTAGAATCCTGATTGAAATCTCTGCCACTCAATGGCATTTTTTATTTGGTATGTACGGCCAGATATATTCCTAATTATCTCTTCAAGAAATTTAAGTGTCACGTCGTAATAACGTATTTTCATATCTACTTGACTTAATTTTTCATCCGCATCTAGATATCTTTGAATAGCATCCTTTTCTCTGACCTTAAAACTAAAAGGTTCTTCGATATAAACTGCTGGATCTGCTTTACCTGTATAGTAATTATGTCTATCTAACTTTACTTTACTGTATTGTTCTCTTGCTTTCTCTCGCAAAAGTGTTATCGTATTATAGATTGTATAATACTTTGAGTGTAATTGAGGTATTCTAAGTGATTCATCATGTAGGTTATCAGGATCTATGACAGCATCACGCTCCCACATCTCCTGAATTTTGTCAAGATTCATAGCAAGTTGCCAGAAGTATCAGTTATATTATACACAGTATAGCGGAAAGATGCATTAGCTGTAAAGTAGTTGATATCAGTTTCAGTTGCATCAAAATTTAATGAAGTAAGAGATACTGGAAATAAGTTTTGAAATTTTACCACTGCGACATCTCTAAAATTGCTATTTAAAATATGCAAACCACCATCACAATACTGCTCTTCTAGATCACGAATACCATCTGAGTCTGTAGTCTTATCAATAAATTGTTGAGGTGACTCAGGAAATCCAAGTCCTCTTAACCAATTATGAACTGCCATATAGTTCTCCATATTCTCATCAACTAAAAATCGAATATCTAAATCACCATATGTTAACTTCTCTCCGGGAATATCTATCTGTTTCAAGTAAGATGGTTGTTGAAATGTTCCAAGTGATATTTCTGGTATTGACGCAGAGTTGCAGAAAAAGGATACTTTTGGAAATTTTGCAAGTGAAAACTTAAACCCTATAGGTGAGAGAAAATTGCGATTTCCAATTTGTCCAGCAAGTGGCCCACGATTCGAGGAGGTCATTTTTTAGTTTTCTTCTTCATTGAGTTAATAAATTTGCGATAAATTGCTGCTTCTGCAGATTTACCCATTACCCGTGCTCGTTGTTCCATTGCGATTGCTGCCTGAATCTTGTGAGCATGGCTTCGATTTGATTTCCTAATTTTTGCAACACTGGATCTTGCTGTTGATTCATCTTTGAATCCAAGTCCGTGTATTGTTCCTTTTGGATCTTCATCAGTATATAAGTCAGAATGTTTTTTAGATTTAGCCGGTTGCCCTTTTTTTCTTGGAATTCTTGGATTTGAAGACTCCAAAAACTGTTGAAGTGTTTTCATTCTCCTCCACCTCCATTTCCTCCACCGTTGCCTCCCGAAGTTCCATTACCAGACCCATTAGAATGCCCATTAGTACCATTACCGTTACCATTAGAGCCATTCCCATTTCCGTTTCCATTGCCATTTTTCTTAGGTTCCTCGTTTCTTCTTCCTATCATACCATAAGGATAGTATGGATAGCGTTTCGCGGGTACACAACTTTTAAGTTTTGTATCAAATCTAAAACCCTTTGGACATTTAGTAGACTGAGATTCGTCTAGAAATTTATCTAGATTTTTCATGTTCAATTACCAAGAAACTGAATCATTAAGAATCATGTAATACCACTCTTCACTCATACCACTAATTATTGAATCAGCGTCTACTTTGTTTGACGCATAATTTTCATTAATTAGATAAGTTACTACCTTCTCATAAGCCTTATGTGCTTCCTTAAGTTGTCTAGGTGACTGTTTCATGACACTTATATTTTTAGTTATTTAGTTATTCAGTAACGACAGTGCACCCTGTCCAACCTCCATTTTTCCCGTCTGTGTTTACAGTTAGGTGTGTTGGATTGTTTGTGTACTGCTTTCTTACACTATAGTCATCAGACCATCTTTTGTCACCTATGTAGTAAACATCTACAGATGGGTCAAGTAGACTAGGTTTCTTGATGTGGTATGGCATCTTTCTTTTGGTTTTTTACTTTCTTTGCATAGAAAATGTCAGCTGATGAATATAAAAATGGATTTTTCTTTGCTCGTTTTAAAATAAGTTTTGCTGCTTTTTTATCTTTCATATAGGTATTTATCACATAAAAAAGGGGGGTTGCCCCCCTTGATGTCACACAGCTACACTTTTTTAGGTAAAGACTTCCTTGCAAATGCGTTTACATATATGTTGGTCGTCATCACAATCGATCAGACACTCGTAGTATTCATTGATTAAATCATTACTGGGTTCATCATATGAACCTGCCAATTGATTGAAAGAAATTAAATTGTGCATTACTTGACCTGATGACTTTTTTTTACCCATAATATAGAGGGGTTTTAGTGCATTGTTCTCTCCGCAATGACATAACTATTTACAAAAAAATTTATACCTATTACCGTTTTTCTTAACAAAAAGAAATGCCTATTGTTGTTCTTGAAGTTTCTCCACAACAGTCTTTGCTTGCATGGGTGCAACATCATTTAATCCATTGACATCGAACCAAGGTGCCTCTTCCCAATCAAATCCCTCACCGAATGTATTATCAGGTGCTACAACATACCAATGACATTTAGCATCTGGTATATCTACAGCACAAACTGCCCAATCATCTGCCCACTGAGGTACTTGTACATACATCACAGGTAAGTGATTTGCAAAGAAAGAAAGTATAAGAGAAAATAAAATCATAATATTATATAGCATAAAAAAAGAGACCCGTCAAGGGTCTCTTGGAAAAATATGTAAACGATATTACATAAGGTTTGTAACTGTAACTCTTCTGTAGTAACGGTTTGAGTTGATTGAAAGACGACCAAGACCCTGAGTTGTTCCTTCAGCGAATGGGTTAGCAACCATACCATATCTGGTTTTGAAACCAATTTTTGGCTGGAATGTGTCTTGTCCAACTGCTCTAACCATTTGTAGAGGTACATATGGGCAGTAGAATAATCCTGCATCATATGGTGAAGTACCTTTGTAACCTACAACGAAGTACTGATTAGCAGCTAAGTTTGCAGCAAATGGGTCGATGTATACACGGAACTTACCAGCAAGTACACCAGCAAATGTGTTACCTGTGTCATCAACGTTAAGATTAGCATTAAGTGCTGGAGTGTAATCAAGAACTCCTGCCATTGTGAGTGCAGATGCAACGTCAGCAGAGCAGAGGATCATGTTACCCTTTCCGCGACGAGTTTGCTGTGCAATCGCGTTTGCTTCTCTTTCCATCTGGAAGATAAGTCCTTTGAACTTCTCAACTGACCATCTACCATTACTATCTACGTCTAGGTCAAATCTACCAGCAGTAGCAGTTGTTCCTGAAACAGCACCGGGAACAGCAACCTTATAGATTGATCTGATAACTTCTCTGTTGATTTCAGCAAGTATCTCTGTTGAAAGGATATTTGCTAACTCAGCTTCAGCGTTCAATCCGTGGATTGCCTTAAGGTCTTGAGCAAGTTCTAAACTGTAC